CCCATTTGTATTTGAGTTTGATAGAAAAGGTGAAGTTGAAAAAACTAAATGTGAGTTGCCATACATCGAAGCGCAATTTGATGTGATAGAGTATATACAAGAATGGAAGGCACGACAATGAAAATAGCAATCACAGGCACTACTGCTGGATTGGGAGAACACCTAGCGAACAAGTTAATCGTGTCTCATACAGTTTTAGGATTCAGTAGAAGCAACGGTTATAATATTGCTAAAGCAGAAGACAGAGAAAAGATCCGGCAAGAGATTGAAGACTGTGATGTTTTTGTAAATAATGCATGGACGTTAGAAGATGCTGATGCACAAACTCATATGCTATCACTGATGCTTGATGCTTGGTCAGAAAAAAATAATAAATTGCTTGTGAATATCAATAGTAGAACTATCGAAACTCCTGAACCAGAAAGACTTGACAACGTTGCTAAAATGTATTATAATGCTAAGTTAGAGCAATCAAAAATCTTGCACTCATATGTGCATACTGATTTAGAAATTTTGCCAAGATATCCTAGGGTCTTAGAAATACTACCTAGTTACTTTGAATCAAGGATGACAACATATTTAAACAAGAATGTCAACACAATGCCTACCGCAAATCTAGCTGAAATAATAGCAACACTTATTGTTCACAAAGACGCGGTCCACACTTCTAGAATTATTCTATCACCGGTACCGATTAATGCATAAACTTATAGTAGATAACGACATGACAGATGCATCAAGAATGACAGACGTATTTTTAATAACTAAGCAATTCAAAACACAGGTTGAATTTTCTCAGTACATTGAAAAACAAGCATACAACACTAAAAATCCATTGATTGATTGTTTAGTTGATTATTGCCAGAGACAAGAGATAGAAATTGAATCTGTCCGAAAACTTTTGACCCCTTCTCTTAAAGAAAAAGTTAAAGAAGAAGCGGAAACTCTAAATCTTATGAAAGAGAAAACAGGTAAACTACCCTTTTGATTATGGAACCTTTTGAAGTATATAAACTTTACCTAGCACTCAAACTGCACTTCACAAAGAAGGATTACGACATCACTAAAACAAAGGGTGCTGTCAGAGCTAGTCAGAAATCTTTTGTGAAGCGAAAAGACTTGACTGCAATCCGTAAGATTGCTAGAGACTATAGCCGCAAGGAAGCGATTGACTTTCTTGTCGCTAACTTTGTCTCAGGTGATCGTTGGGGCGGAATGTTTGACTTGCAATCAAAGGAACGATATTTAGAATGGAAAGCTGTGCGACAAAACTTTGCGTACAGTTTTAAACAAGACATCGCCAAGATAGATTATGAAATGGAGAAAGAAGAATTGACTTCTCCTTTTGATGCACACGCAGGGAGACATCCTCTAGTGTACAGATTGTATTTTGGTAAAATGATTTCTTTAGAAACGATTGTAGCACTTGACAAACTCTACAATTATGTTACTATAGAGGCTGATGATATCTTCTTAGAAGACACCAACATGTTGATCAAGAAGTATCGTCCATTTGTCCAAATCAGCGAAGAACTCAAATTCGCTGTTTGTGGGCATTATAAATAATAGTGTCCGCTAATACAGGACAATATACAAACATACAACGCACATACGGAGATACACAAAATGTCATTTAATTCCCTTTCAGACTTGCGCAAAGCAAGAGGCTCTTTCGACAACTTGATGAAAGAAGTTGAAAAGATCGATTCCCCTAAACAACAAAGCCGAGACAACGGTAACGAATGGAAGCTCACAGTAGATACTGCTGGTAATGGGTATGCCGTCTTACGTTTTCTTGCTCCCCCTAAAGGTGAAGAACTTCCCTGGGTTCGTTTATGGAATCACGGCTTTCAAGGTCCTACAGGTAAGTGGTACATTGAGAACTCACTCACTACTTTGAATCAACAAGATCCTGTGTCAGAATTGAACAGCGAACTTTGGAACAGTGGTGTCGAATCTAATAAGGACATCGCACGAAAGCAAAAGCGTCGATTGTCTTATTACGCAAACGTTCTTGTAATGCAAGATCCTGCTAATCCTCAGAACGAGGGTACGGTAATGCTCTACAAGTTTGGTAAGAAAATCTTTGATAAGATCAAGGATCAAATGCAACCTGAGTTTCAGGATGAGACGGCATCAAATCCGTTTGACTTCTGGGAAGGCTCTAACTTCAAGTTGAAGGCGCGTCAGGTAGAAGGCTATCGTAATTATGACAAGTCTGAATTTGAATCATCTCCTTCTGCTGTTGCAGACTCTGATGAAGGAATTGAAGCAATCTGGGGTAAGCAGCATTCACTTGCTGAGATGGTTGATCCTAAGAACTTCAAGTCTTATGATGAGTTAAAGGCTAAGTTGAATCAAGTACTCACAGGAGGCGCGAAAGTGACTACTGCTGAGACTATTTCAGCACAGACAGGCTCTGATGATGTTGAGGATTTGTTAGCAGTGAATTCTGCTACGGCTTCTAAGGTTACAGTCGCTTCAAGTGCTGATGAAGACGATACACTTAGTTACTTTGCAGCATTGGCTGAAGACGATTAAAAAAGGGTAAACACTCTTTTATGGGGGTACTTCGGTGCCCCTTTTTTTATGCTGTTACAATAACTCCAAAGATTACTAGTATGCCTATCCCCATAGCAAAAGCTAATCCTAAGCAAAGCATATCTATCCAAAATGCTTTACGTTCAGATGCTCTGTTTGCCATCATGATACGCATTCGTCGTATCTTTCGTCGTTCTTCCATCATATCTTCATAGAACGCACTTTGACCAGAATATATTAGAAACTCTCGCAATTCTTTTTCCATCGCAAGCATTCTATGCTTTGCAGAAGTGATCTCTAATGCTTGTGCTTCAACACTGTTGCCACTGAACAGTTTCTGCGCCATCGACGCATTGCCGTTTGAAATAATAGCTTGACTAATCGAATCTGATGCATCAAAAAACTTTCCAAACGTTTGGATTAGATCTTGTGCTTCTCTGCCTGTTTCTATTGCATTCTTGATACCACGGAATGCAGAAGTCGCTAGAGATATTGCTGCGGCTACTTCCATCATTATTATTCTTCCCGCTTCCAAATAGTCCAAGCACCATACGCAATTGCGCCGTATGCAATAAGACCTGCTATTGGCTTAAAGAGTAAGAATGCAACACCAGCAGCAATTAATACTGCGCCGTCTAGTGATGTTCTTTCAGTTAATCTATCTAAAATGAATTCTTTCATGCTTGTCTCCTATGACATAACCGAAGCAAGATACCGAGTGCCTGTTGCATTGTTCGGGCTTATACTTTTCGGGAGGGTTACTAGTACATTAACATCCGGAGATGCAGCAGGAGCTGCTTGTCCGCCTTGTTGTATTATTACTGGTGCTGCAGGTGTATTTGATGTTGCAGCAATATCGGTAGCACTCTCAACTGATGCTGCTGGAGTGTTTGCTGACTGTGGATTCGACTGCATCGTTGCAGTCTGTTTACTTTGCGTACCTGCGGCTGGAATCACCGCGCCACGTTTCTCATCAATGGTTTCTATCGATTTGCTAGGCACTATGCCGGAGTCGGTGATCTCAGCACCACGTTTTTCAGGTGCATCTACTTTATTTTCTATTTTAGCATTTAAGGCTTGCATCGCTTCAGGATCTGTTGATACACCTATTGCATCTAATTCTGATTTGTTATTTTGAATAGCTTTGACCAGTGCAGCATTTTCAATCGCGGCTACATCGTTTTCACTTAGCTTTTCGTTTCCACTTTCTTCAAGTGTTGCTTCTGTTAGTGTAGTTTCAATTTCAGATGCATCGTTTCGTATTTTGTCTACTGCCGCCTTACCATCTATCTTTTTGCTTGCATCTGATAGTAGTTCTTCTGCGACTGCATTTGATTCTGCAATTTCACCTTGATCAACAGGTAATGCATCAGCAATTGCTTCCCCTGCTGCACCGCCTGCGAAGTATCCCAAAGCACCACCTACTATGCCGCCAATTATTGTGCCTACTACAGGAACGACACTACCAATAGCAGCGCCAGCAGCCGCACCTGCAAGTGTACCAGCTGCTGTTCCTATACCTTCGCCTTTTGCGATTTGCGCTTCTTCTGCGCTAATCTCTAAATTTTCCATATCTTGTTCTGCATTATATACATCTAACGCACCTTCGCCAACAGCAAGTGCGGTACCAAGTATGGGAATGCCCTTTGCTCCGACTTTTGCTAAGCCGCCACCTACACCTTTTGCGACACTACTTCCTGTACTCACTGCTTTTGATCCAACACTCTTTGCAGTATCAACAGCTTTAGATCCAACACTCTTTGCAGCATTGGTAGTTTTTGATAGCAGACTGGGTGTCTTAGTAGGCACCTTTGTTGGTTTTACGGTATTTGGTTTTGGTGTATTACCAACTCTAGGGCTAGTGGTTCTTCCACCCCCTCCACCTTTACCGAATCTGCCTGGTATTATAGCACCCATTCCACCGCCACCGCCTATGCCACCTTTTCCTCCAGAGATATGAGTATTAGCAGCACCGTCCGTATTGTTTCCTCCTCCCGACAAAAAACCTCCGTTGCCTCCGCCTGAACCACCTCCCGAACCACCAATAAGTTGGCCTAAACCTAAAACTAAAAAGCTATCAGCGCCTCCATTAGCGTCAGTTGTGTGGCCCCCTGAGATCGGAAGAGCGTCG